GGTAATGTAACAATAGATGGTTCTAATGGGTCTAATGGTATAGATTTATTAAGACCCACTGATAGTGCGATTATGCAAGCAATATCAGCACCAGATAGTAGTACTTTAAAAATAGGTGGCGGCAATCAATCTTATGTTAAAATATATGCACATACTACAGAAGTTGTAGAATTTAATAATTCTGGTAATGCAACTTTTGTAGGAAATATAGCAATAAGTGGTGGTAGTAAAAGCTTTAGTTTTACATCAGGTAGTGGTACTGTAAAAACCACTACAGGTAATAGTTTAATATTGCAAACTAATAGTTCAGATGGTATTGTTATTGATGGGTCAACTCAAAATGTAACAATTGCAAATGATTTAGCTCTTACTGGTGGTGCTTTATCAATATCAGGTGATGGTAGTAATGCTGTAACATTTACAGAAAGTAGTGCTGGAATTATGACTATAGCTACACCAGATGATTTTGTAGTTGATGCAGAAGGAGATATTGCTTTTGATGCAAATGGAGGAGATATAAGACTTAAAGATGGTGGAACACAATGGGGTTCATTATATACAGGAGGTGGTGGTACACATATGTATATAGAATCTGCAATATCAGATAAAGACATTATATTTAAAGGTAATGACGGTGGTTCAACAATTACAGCTCTTACTTTAGATATGTCTGTCGGTGGTTCAGCTTTCTTTAATCATGATATAGTAATGCCAGATAATGGTAAAGTTACGTTTGGTACAGGATCAGATCTTCAAATCTATCATGATGCTAGTAATAGTTATATAGTAGATACTGATGTAGGTAGTTTAAAAATATGTGCTGCTAATTTCCATGTAATGAATGCTGGTGCTACTGAATACATGATGACTGGTACTCCAGATGAGGGTGTTATATTATATTATAATGGGTCAGTTAAATTTAAAACGACAGATGAGGGAATTCAAATTGCTGATTCAAATTTATATTTAAAAGATGGTTCTAATATAAGATTAGAGACTACTATAACTACAAATAGCGACAGTTCAGGTACAATAATTAATTTTGGTGGTACTAGTGTAACAGCAGGATATTATTATGTTTTAAATAGTAGTAGTGGATGGGAAGATACTCAAGCTGACGCTGAAGAATTTTCTAAAGGATTAATAGCTGTCGCGCGTGCAACAGGTACTGCTAGTAGTGTAGGTATGTTGCTTGAAGGAATATATAGAGATGCAAGTCATGGTTTTACAATTGGGGCGCCTTTGTTTTTAAGTGCAGATGATAATAATCTAGTAACTACTACTGCTCCATCAGGAAGCTCAGAAGTAGTTAGAGTAATGGGTTATGCTATAGATGCAAATCATATATATTTTAAACCAGATCCTACATGGGTAGTATTAGATTAAAAAATAAATTATGGCAACAGTAAATGCATCAAAATGGGGAATGGTAAAATATGAAGGTACATCTTCTTGGAGTGCAACTCGTAGTGCAGGAACTGGTAGTAGTGTTTATAATAATCCTACTAGTAGTGATTATAAAAGTTTTTATCTAGAGTATACGTCAGGAGGTAAAGGAAGTGAATGGACTATTAGAAGATGGTTTATTGCTTTTAATGTTTCATCGTATGCTACAGGGTATACTATAACAAATTTAAAACTTTATTATAAACCTACAGCTAGTGGTAGTGCCACTCCTTCCGGGGCTACATCAAAAGTAGCAATAGTTAAATCAACTGCTCAAGGAAATGCAAGTTCAGATTTAACAACAGCAGATTTTGATAGTTATGATCAAAGCGTAGATTATGCAGATAATGATGGAACAGATGTATGGTTAGATGGAACTACATTAAGTTATTTTGATTTAAATTCAACTGCTATATCAGCATTTAGTGGTAGTTATTTAAAAGTATGTATATTAGAATATGTACATGATTACAGTAATTCTGCCCCTATTAACGGCACTCTTATAAGTGGTTATGGTAATTATGACTGGGAAGGAACTGGATATAAACCTTATTTAAGCTTTACTGCTACACCTACGGGCTATGGAAATGATGTAATAGGTGTTTCTAGTAGCAATATTGACTCCGTAAACGCTGTTGCAACAGCAGATATAAGTGAAATTATAGGAGTTTAAGTAAAAATGATTAAAAACAAGTAATAATATAAGATATACCCGGCCCGGGAATGGGTAAAAACCAAATATTAATTTAAAACCAAAACCAATGACGTTTTATTACCAGACTAGAACGTGGAATAGTCAACCACAAGTTTCAGAAGAAACTATTAACCTTTGGAAACATCTTTCAAATAAGAAAAATTGGAGGATAGTTCAATTACCAAACGGTTTCTATCAAACCGAGTACCAAAACCTTGAAAAAGAAGATACTTGGATCGACGTAACCCGAAGAGAAACTATAGAAGGAGCAGAAGCTGCTATTGATGGATCAGTAGCTCATTATGCTAAAAAAGTAGATTTCTTAAAAGGCCCAAAAGTCGTTAAAACCTTTAAATAATAATTAAATCAAATTCAATTAAATTATGTCAAATATGATAGTCAAAAATCTCAACTTTGGAGACAAAGCTAGAGATCAAGTATTTGAAGGAATTGAAAAACTCACTAAAGCTGTTAGCTCCACATTAGGAGCTAGCGGCAAATGTGTGATTTTAGAAGATTCTAATGGTAACCCTACTATAACAAAAGATGGTGTTACTGTAGCAGAAAATATAATATTAAGACACCCAGTAGAAAACATGGGATGTACTTTGTTAAAACATGCTGCTAAAAAAACCGTAGAAGAAGCTGGAGATGGAACAACAACTGCAACCGTTTTAGCTCATGCTATTTTAACTGAAGCTTATAAAGTTCTTGATAAACATAATATAAGAAATATAAAAGAAGGTATTGATAGCGCGGTTAACAAAGTAATAAAATATTTAAATAAAATATCTATTCCTGTAAAAGATAAAATGTTAAATAATGTTGCTATTATATCTACTAATAATGATTTTAAATTAGGAAACCTAATAGCTGATTCTTTTAAATCTGTTGATACTACAGGAGTAGTAATGATGGAAATGTCTTTATCAGGAGAAACATTGGTAGAAGTAATAGATGGAGCTCAATATCCAAAAGGTTTAACTAGTCCTCATTTTATTACTAATAAAGAAAAGAAAACTGCTGAATTAGAAAATCCTTTAGTTTTATTATTAGATTCTGAAATAAATAGTATAAGACAAATACAAAGTATTTTAGAACATGTTATTAAAAAAAGAAAAGCTTTATTAATAATAGGAGATTTAAGTCAAGATGTTTTAGCTGCATTGGCTATGAATAAAACAAAAGGTAATATTAAAATAAATGTAATAGAAGCTCCTGTATTAGGTGTAAATAGAAAAGAAATATTTGATGATATATCTTTATTAACTGGAGCAACTGTAATAAATGAAAACTTAGGAGATGACATGGATCTTATAAGTATAAATTATTTAGGAAGTTGTTTAAAAAGTGTAACTAATAATACTGAAACTATTATACAAATAGGAGATACAAAAACAGAAACTCAAGTTATTATAGAAGATATTAAACAAGAATTAAAAACATGTAAAATTCCTGATAAAATAATATCTTTAGAAAAAAGATTAGCTAGATTAGCAGCTAAAATTGCAGTAGTAAAAATTGGTGCTAATTCTGAAGTAGAATTAAAAGAAAAATTAGATAGAGCAGAAGATGCTATTTGCGCAACCAAAGCCGCAGTTAAAGAAGGTATAGTTCCAGGGGGTGGAATAGCTTTATTAAATGCAGCTCTTAGTTTAAAAGAAGAAAATGAAGGAGAAAAAATATTAGCAAAAGCATTAATATCACCATATAAAACAATACTAGAAAATGCAGGTATTGATCCTATTTTACCTAAAAAAAATGGAATAGGAATAGATGTTACAAGTGGAAAACAAGTAGATATGGTTAAAAATGGTATTATCGATCCTTTATTAGTTACTAAAAGCGCTTTAAAAAACGCAGCATCAGTTGCTAAAACCATTTTATCTACAGATTGTGTAATTAATAATATAAGAGTTGATGAAAGCAATAGGTAGAAATTTGATAATAGAAAAAATTAAACAAGGAACTACTAAAACTAAAGGTGGTTTATTGTTAGCAGAGAAACAAAAAGAAGATATAAGATATACAGAAGCTACTATTTTATCAGTAGGTGATGAAGTAAATGGTTTAAAGTCTAATGACACTATTTATTTTGATAGACATGCTGGGCATAAAATAGAAGTAAAAGATAAAACATATCATGTTATAAAATCACAAGATGTAGTCGTTGTTGTATGAAAAGGCTAGAAGCAAGAGACCTGAAAGAGATGAACTTGTTAAAACATTACCGTATAATACGAAAATGGGCTTGTAAGAACAACGGCTTAAATAATGCAGATCTTGAATTATTAATTTATTTAGATTGTATTGATCTTTTTACTAAGAAAGACTTTGAAATGGGAGTATATTCTTATAGTTGGGACAATAGAAGATGGAATAGATTAATTAAAAATGATTGGGTAGTAGTATGGAGACATAGAAATAGAACTACTCAAAAATATAATATTTATAAAGTTTCTTTTAAAGCAAAACAACTTATAAATAGAATATATAAAATAATATTAGGGGAAGAAGATATTCCTACTAGTGAAAGAAGAAATTCAATTATGAAAGGTAATTCATATATTGATAAAGTATTACAAACCTCTATATATAATGTAAATAGAGATAAAAACAGATAATTATGCCTACAACTAATCCAGATGATAATAAAGAAGCAAGAGTTGGTAATGTAACCTCTACTCATCCTTTTAGACAAAGAGATGTTGAAGCAGGAGAAACAATTTATGGTACTCATCCCGCTAGACAAGCATCAGTTGCAAGTAATGATGATTATAATGCTGCGCAAGAATATGAAAATGTACGAAATAAAGTTGATCCATATGGTATTTCAACTAGTTATCATAATAATTTAACTAAACCTATAGGTAATACAGTTGGTTTACCTGCAGTAAATGTTAATACTTTTAATTTAGGTAGTTATACGAATCCTCAAGAAACAACAGATTCAAGCGCTAATGATAATAGCTCTAGTATAGATACCTATAGTTTTCTAGATGATGCGCAAAGAGTTGCTGATTGGAAAGAAAGAAATCCTCATAAAAATGTATTTGGTTTATGGAAAAGAGATGAAAAATCTTTACAAGCTAGAATAGATGATGCTACAGCTAGAGGTAAAGATGCTAAAGTAGCTAGATTAAATAAAAAATTGAAAAATTTCCAAGACAATCAAGCAAGAAGAGTAAATCCAAGTTCTGATACTTATCAAAAAGTAAATCCAGATTACGATCCTAATGTTGCAGGTAGTCAAAAAACTATTAAGACAGATAAAGGAGGAAAATTTGTAAACTTTTTTAAATCAATATTTTAAAATGGCAAGAAGAAAAATATCACGTAAAATCCCACCATTGAGACAGGTAGTTCCTGGATCACAAGGTATAAATAATTGGTCACAAGCAAATATAGATCAAAACGAAGCTGCTGCATTTAATCAACAATTTAGAGTTGGAACTTGGAATTCTGCAACACAGGGATCAGGAGGATCATTTGATCAAGGAGCTTTAAATGCTGCTGGAATGAATCAAAATTGGGGAGCTAACAACGCAAACACAGTTCAAGATAGAATAACTGGTGCAACTAGTACAATTGGTGGATACAATGCAACTACTATTCCAGGACAAAATCTTTCTACAATAGGACTAGATACTTTATCATTACCAGCAGGAAAACAAAATCCAACAAAACCTATTAATACATTTTCTTCTGATATAGATCCTGCAGATAAAACAGAATTTCAAAATGAAGTTGTTAACAATATACTTAAAAGTGATCCTGTGGCAGATTTATCTAAACCAGTTGATCCTGTACAATCACAAAACAAATTTGAAGAATTATATAAACTAAGTTAAAAACAAAAATTATGCATAATAAAAAAACTGATCCAGCGATGGAAAGATTAAAACCGGGTAAAGTTGGTATAGTTGGAGAATCTCATATATGGGATGGTCCTCTAGATCAAGATGGAAGACCCCATGGAGTAGGTTCTAGTTCTGGTATAAAAGGAATGGAAATATTAAAAGCTCCTTCTATGTACAAAGCTGGTCCAATTACTAAATTAGCTAAAGGATAAATTATGAGTTTCGAAAGTTTAGTAGATAAATTCATGAGAGAAGGTAAGTCGAGAACTTCAGCAATGAAAATAGCTGGTTCTATAGCTAACGCTAAATTAAAAGGCGCTGGTTCTGGCCCAACCGCTGCTCAAAGAGCTCGTATGAAAAAATAACAGTAAGAGAACTGTATAAAACTCAAGTCAAAACACAAACATAAACACAAACAAAAACACAAACAAAATGGCAAAATTTATTTCGATTAAATCTTCCGCTGCTGGATTAGATAGCGGAGATCTTCTATTTAATGTAGATCAAATAGTTCTTGTAGAAGCTGCTTCGGCAACTACGACTACAATGAATTTAACTAGCGCTGCTGCAGGTTTAGATGTTGTTACTGTAACACATACAAGTACAGGTACAACACCTTCAGTTAGAGATGCAATTAATAATGCATTAACTGCAAATCCAGGAGGAGTAAAAGCAAAAGTTAATTTACCTGCTGGTATCACAGTAAGTGGTATTGCAGTAGCATAACGTAAATTATTAATCATAATTCCCTGTTAGGTTTCTAGCAGGGTTTTATTAAAACTAAAAAAATGGGAAATTACTCAGGAAATCATCCACGTTATTCAAAAAAAGGGGATGAAAAATATGATGCTCATGAAGCATATAATAAAGATCTGACCGCTTCCGCAAGGTTACATTATTTCGAAAATGAAAGACATGATAAAACACATCCAGGAAAACAAGTAGTAAGAACAGGAAATGACTTAAGTGAAAACGTTGAAGTAAGAGATATGGCTGTAGATGCACCAGGTTCTTATGCTAGTCATCCTTATGACGAAGGTCATGAAGGTGGCACCACACCAATACGTGAATCCTCTAGAGATTGGGGACATGGAAAACATGAATATTTAAGGCATAGAAATGCTGCAGGTGTTGAAACAAAGACTGGTGATGTAGGTGGCGGAAAGTATGGAAAAGGTGGACATTTTAAAGCTTGGGAAAAGAATAACTAAAATGTTTTCAACAAAAGGCTATTTAAAAAATAGTCCAGATATTAATAAACCTCAAAACATTATTCCAGGAAATAAAATTACTATGAAAGGAGTTAATTTTAAAGTACTAGGAACTGACGATAGAGGATACACAAAGGTAATGTACCCCGGTCACGATTATACGTTTCCTGGGGCACGTTACATTGTAGAAAAACCTGTATAATATGGCGTTTAAAATGAAAGGTGCATCTTATTGTAATCAAAAATTAAACACCCCAGTTTATCATATGCAAATGGATGATGATACTAGAGGAATGGCTACTAAAAATGGTAGTATTCTAATTAATGAAAAACTATCTCCAGTAGAAGAACAAGGAACAATAGATCATGAAACAACTCATTTTCAACAAGTTAAAAGATTTCATGAATCTGGAGGAAAAAAAGGATTAGACTATACAGATAATGAATTAATATTTGATGGTATAAGTTATCCTAGAAAAGATGGTAAAATATTTTATGAAGGAAAATGGAGACTAGAAGGTTGGCCTAATTTTAAATGGGAAAAAGAAGCTTATGGGACTTAAAAAAAATTATTTCAAACATTTACAACACGGAATTAATTCTCCAACCAAACAAACAGATAGTAGAAATCCAATGAGTCAAGATTATAAAGATGCTATTGCTGCTGGTAGAAATGTTGATCCAAGATTAGTTGGTAGATTAGGTGATCCAAGAACAGAAGAGGAATATTATGGAAGCTTTGATATTAATCCTAATTTAGAATTAGAAAATCCTACTTGGTTAGATAAAGGAGTAAAGTTTTTATATGATAATCCTATTATTGGTAAAATTGCAAGTAAACTTCCATATGCAAATACTATATATAAAAAAGGAACTGAATACATGATGAATAAATCTGGAGGAATGGGTGGTGGTTTTACTGCTAGAGAATTATATGATCCTGAATTTCAAGCTGAGATTAAAAAAGAAAAAGAATCTTTAAAAGAACAGTTAAATTCAGGAGTTATAACACAAAGTGAATATGATGAAAGCATGAGTTACCTTAAACCCGAATTATATACTGGTAGTGATCAAGTTGGATGGAAAGATTATAAAGGTGATAGTAGCGATGAAAATATTGTTAGACATTATTTAGATGGATCGGGTAATTTAAAACCTCAAACTAGATATTCACCTACATCAGATGATTATCATTGGCAAGATACATATACTCTTAAAGGTGATGCATTTGATAAAAATTTAGATAGAATAGATGACACTAGTGGTTATCAAGGATACACTCCAGATGGTGATAGCTTACCATTACAAACATATAGAGAGAATTTTCCAAACATGATTGAACACGTTATGGCAAATACAAAGGATGTTGGTGGTTTGTCACATCCAAGCGAGATAATTGATTCAGAAGGTGGTTATGCTGATGAATATAATAAAACTATGAATACCGCTTTTTCAGATTTATTTGGAGGAAAAACTTTTTTTGGAACAGGGGGTGAAAACGCGCAACTTAGTAGCGGTTATTTAGGAGCAGATTTAGGTGGTATGAGAGCTGGATTTGGTGCAGATGATAAACTACCATATATGAGTGTTTGGGATTCTTATGATTTTCAAGCACATGGAGACGCAGGTTGGAATAAAAAATGGGCACACTCATCTCTTGATGAAGATGTTTATGGTGATCCTGATTCTGGAAAAAGAGATTACATGCAAGCACAATTATTAAATAGAGCTTCTCGTGATTTAGGTGGTAAAGGTGGTTTTAAAATATATGATCGTTTTTATTTTACACCAGATAAGTATAAAGACTATATTAAAGATAACGACGTCGAGTTTATGAAAGAATTTTATAATATTGCACATGCTGGCGATGATCAAAGCCAATGGACACAACCAGTTGAAATAAATGTTTCTAAAGAAGAAGAAGAAAAAACTCCTGGAATTACTAAATTTCAAACATTAAAAGTTGGACAATAGGGTGGTAAAAGTAAAAAAAATTAAGTGATTATATAAAATGGCTAAAAAAAAATTTAAAGATACAACAGTAGGGCAACTATTATTTGGCGCAGCTTCTGTTATTAATCCTACTTTAGGAAACGTAATACAAGGACTTACATCACCTAAAGAAGCATTAGCAGCTATAACCAAGTCGGATGTAAGTGCAGAAGATAAAATTAAACTGCAACAAATAATATATGATCAACAAAATAAAGAATTAGAAGCTATAACATCAAGATGGGAAGCAGATTCTATGTCTGATTCTTGGATGAGTAAAAATGTACGTCCACTAGTATTAGTATGGTGTATATGTATATTTTCGTTAGCTGGAATTTTAGATAGTGTAGAAACAATACCATTTCATATAAATGAATTATGGAATGATACTTTTGAGAAGGTTATGATGTCAGTCGTTTTAGCCTATTTCGGCGGACGCACGACTGAAAAAGCTACAAGTATTTATAAACAAAATTAATAATTAACAATAAAAACAAATTAAAATGGGATATTTTGGAAACGCTATAGTAATTACTAAATCCGATACTATCGATGGTCTTCCAGCGTGGGAATTTATGAATCAAACAGGAACATTAGGAAAATACTTAGCGGGTTCTGTGATATACGTAGGAGATAGCGATGGAACTAAAGATGTTAATGTAATTATAGCAGGAACAGTCGGTGCTCAAAATACTGTCACCGCTTTAACAGTAACTGCAGGTGGCTCAGGTTATACAGCCGCTAATAATGTAGCTACAACAACCACAGGAAGTGGTTCAGGTTTAACCGTTAACACAACTGTAGTAGCTAACGCAGTAACAGCAGTTGCTATTGGTAATTCTGCTGGTTCAGGTTATAAACCAGGAGATACAGTAACAATTACTGGAGGAGGTGCAAATGCCACTTTAACAGTAAATGTAGTAAAAAGTTTATTACCAGTTGTTGCTGATGGAGTATTATTTCAAAACGTAACTAAAGGCGACATGTTACCAGTAAAAGTAGATTATGTATTAAGTACAAGTACTACCGCTGGTGATTTTGTAGCTATGCGAAATGAAACGTAAATTAAAAATAAATTAATTAAATTAAATTAAAAATTATGTCAAAAAAAGAAAAAGTAAACAAAATCGAAGAACAAGAATTAACTAGTGTTAAAGATCAACAAACTAAAATTCAACGAGTAGTAATGGACCTAGGTGCATTAGAAATAAAAAAAGCTGAAGTTTTAGGAGCATATAGTGAATTCGCTAAACAACTTGAAGTTACTAAAAAAGAACTTGAAGAAAAATATGGTCAAGTAAATATTAATTTACAAGATGGTTCTTATGAAGAAATAAAAGAAGAAGATCAGGTCAACACCTAAGACATGACTTCTGTTATTAGAAAAATAAGTATAGGCGCGGACTATAAAAATGAAGCCATGCATTATGCTGTAGGACAACAAGTTTATGGAGGACATGAAATATCTTATATATTATTTGAAGAAAAAGATAATTCCTACAATATTTATATAAAAAAAAACAATGAAGTATTACCATGGAAAAAATTTAATTCTAACATGGCAATCTCTATTGAATATGATTTAGAATACTAATGAGAAGTTTATATGATTTTATCGTAGAACCTTTAGGTGAAACATATAATAATAAAATTAAAATAAAAAACAAGGATTTAATTTTAAATTCAAACATAGAAAATTTTAAATTTGTTAATAGACACGCTTTAATTAAAGCTATTCCTTTAGCATATCACACAGGTATACAAGTAGATGATATAGTAATTATTCATCAAAATGTATTTAGAACTTTTTATAATACTAAAGGAATACAAAAAAAAAGTAGATCTTGGTTTAAAGATAATTTATATTTTTGTCAACCTGATCAAGTTTATTTATATAAAAGAAATAATATATGGCATTCATTTAATGATAGATGTTTTATAAAACCTATAAAAAATACACAATCTCTAACAAACAATAAAGAGACTAGTTTGGTAGGAATATTAAAATATGGAAATAGTTCATTAGAGGATAAAGAAATATATCCTGGAGACCTCGTAGGATATACTCCGTATGGGGAATGGGAATTTATTATAGATAATGAACGTTTATATTGTATGAAATCAAATGATATTGTAATTAAATATGAATACCAAAAAGACAAAAAAGAATATAATCCAAGCTGGGCAAAAAGCAGTTGAAGAATTAATTAAAGTAGCTAAAGAACCTATTGTAGATTCAGAAGATGATATATCAGCAGATAGATTAAAGAACGCTGCTGCTACTAAAAAATTAGCTATATTTGATGCTTTTGAAATTTTAACTAGAATTGAAGAAGAAGAAAATTTATTAAATAATAAACCTGTTGAAAAGAAAGAAGAAAAAACTTTTAAAGGTTTTGCAGAAGGGAGGTCTAAATAATGTATCAGCAAACTTTATATAAAATCTTAAAAGATTATATAAAACCCCATATTATTAAAAGAAATAATAAAAATAAAAAATGGGAGTATGGATATAATAAAGAACATGATATTATTGTTATATCAAAAACAGGACAAATAGGAGAAATTTATGAAATTCAAAATTTAAAAATTGCATTACCAAAAATAGATAATGTTTTTAAATTTAAAAAAAACAAATGGACTAAATTTGATTATCCTAAACAATTACAAAGAATTAAAACTGTATTTGATTGGAAAGAATATCCAGTAGATTTTAAAGAAAAATGGTTTGAATATATTGATGAAGAGTTTAAGAGAAGAGAAGAAGGATTTTGGTTTTATAATAAAAATGTTTCTACTTATCTTACTGGTACTCATTATATGTACTTGCAGTGGAGTAAGATTGATGTTGGGGCACCAGATTTTAGAGAAGCCAATAGATTATTCTTTATATTCTGGGAAGCTTGTAAAGCAGACAAAAGATGTTACGGAATGTGTTACCTTAAAAACCGTAGATCAGGATTCTCTTTTATGGCTTCAGGAGAAATTGTAAATCTTGCTACAATATCCAGTGATTCAAGATATGGAATATTATCTAAAACTGGACCAGATGCTAAAAAAATGTTTACTGATAAGGTTGTACCTATCTCAGTTAACTATCCTTTCTTTTTTAAACCGATTCAAGATGGTATGGATCGACCTAAAACAGAATTAGCTTATAGAGTTCCAGCTTCTAAATTTACTAGAAGAAAAATAGAATTAGGAACTGCAGAAGCAGATTTACAAGGATTAGATACAACTATTGATTGGAAAAATACAGGGGATAATAGTTATGATGGTGAAAAATTAAAACTATTAGCCCATGACGAAAGTGGTAAATGGGAAAAACCAAACAATATATTAAATAATTGGAGAGTAACAAAAACAACTTTAAGACTTGGAAGTAGAATTATTGGTAAATGTATGATGGGAAGTACTTCTAATGCTTTAGACAAAGGTGGTGATAATTTTAAAAAACTATATGATGATTCAGACGTCACTCAAAGAAACGCCAATGGACAGACTCGTTCAGGACTCTATTCTTTGTTCATTCCTATGGAGTGGAACTACGAAGGATACATTGATTCTTATGGATTACCTGTCTTCGAGACACCATCAAACGCTGTCAAAGGTCCGCGAAATGAAGATATTGAATTAGGAGTTATTGCTTATTGGCAAAACGAAGTAGATGGTTTAAAACAAGATCAAAATGGTTTAAATGAATTTTATCGTCAATTTCCAAGAACAACTCAACACGCTTTTAGAGATGAATCTAAGTCTTCTTTATTTAATTTGGTAAAAATCTATGAACAAATAGATTATAATGAAGATTCACAAAATAATGCATTAATAACTCAAGGTTCCTTTCAATGGGAACATGGAATAAAAGACACTAGAGTATTATTTGTACCTAATAATTCGGGAAGATTTAAAATATCTTGGGCTCCTCCTTATTCTTTACAAAACAATGTAATAATTAAAAATGGAATAAGATATCCTGGCAATGAACATTGTGGGTGTTTTGGATGTGATCCTTATGATATTTCAGGAACAGTAGATATAAGAGGATCTAATGGCTCACTTCACGGACTTACAAAGTTTAGTATGGAAGATGTTCCACCTAATCATTTCTTTTTAGAATATATAGCAAGACCTCAAACAGCTGAAATATTTTTTGAAGATGTTTTAATGGCCTGTGTATTTTATGGAATGCCTATTTTAATAGAAAATAATAAACCTAGACTTTTATATCATTTTAAAAGAAGAGGATATAGAGGATTTAGTATGAATAGACCAGATAAATTATATAATAAATTATCGGTGACGGAAAGAGAAATTGGTGGAATACCAAATTCTAGTGAGGACGTAAAACAAGCTCACGCAGCAGCAATTGAATCTTATATTGAAACCTACGTTGGTAATTTAGGAAGTAGATATGGAGACATGTATCTTCAAACAACGTTAGAAGATTGGGCTAGATTTGATATTAATAATAGAACCAAACATGATGCTTCTATTAGTTCAGGTTTAGCTATAATGGGATGTAATAAAAATCTTTATAAACCCATATTTAAAAGAGAATTAGACCCAAAACCTTTAGGTTTTAAAAAATATAATAATAAAGGATATATTTCAAAAATAATAGATTAAATGATAACATATAATTATGCGGGTTCATTTCCTAGTCAGGTGGTACCAGACGCGGAAAAGCAAACAATGGAATATGGTTACGCTGTGGGACGTGCTATTGAAGGAGAATGGTTTTCTGGAGATAGAGGTGGTATGGGAAATAGATATCAAAATAGTTGGTTAAATTTCCATAGATTAAGACTATACTCAAGAGGTGAACAACCTGTTCAAAAATATAAAGATGAACTAGCTGTTAATGGTGATTTATCTTATTTAAATTTAGATTGGAAACCTGTTCCAATTATACCAAAATTTGTTGATATTATTGTTAATGGAATGTCTCAAAAAATATTTGATATTAAAGCTTTTGCTCAAGATCCTGAAGCTTTAAAACAAAGAACCAAATATGCTGATGCAATAATGAGAGATATGTATGCTAAAGAAATGATACAAGCTACTCAAGAAGCAACAGGTATGAATTTTTTTAATTCAGCTGATCCTAATAATATTCCTGAAACTCAAGAAGATTTAGATCTTCACATGCAATTAAGTTACAAACAATCTATTGAAATAGCTGAAGAAGAAGCAATAGAAAATGTATTAGCTTCTAATAAATATGAATTAGTAAAGAGAAGATTATTACAAGATTTAACAGTAATAGGAATTGGAGCCACAAAAACAACTTTTAATTTAGCTAATGGAATCAATGTAGATTATGTTGATCCAGCTAATTTAGTATATTCTTACACGGAAGATCCAAATTTTGAAGATATATATTATGTTGGAGAAGTTAAATCCTTAAGTTTAGTAGAAGTTAAAAAACAATTTCCATGGTTAACAGATGAGCAATTAGAAAAAATACAAAAATATCCTGGAAATGCTAATTATACTAGAAATTTTTATGCTCAACAAGATTCATATAATCAAGTACAAGTTTTATATTTTGAATATAAAACCTATACTAATCAAGTTTTTAAAATAAAACAAACTGAACAAGGATTAGAAAAAGCTTTAGAAAAACCAGATACTTTTAATCCTCCAAACAGTGATAATTTTGAAAGAGTAGGAAGAGCTATAGAAGTATTATATCAAGGAGCTAAAATATTAGGACATGAAATGATGTTAGAATGGAAATTAGCAGAAAACATGACTCGTCCTAATTCAAATATAAGTAGAGTAAATATGAATTATTGTATTTGCGCTCCTAAAATGTATAAAGGAATGATTGAATCTACAGTAAGTCGTATTACTGGATTTGCGGATATGATTCAATTAACTCATTTAAAATTACAACAAGTATTAGCTAGAATGGTTCCTGATGGAATTTTTATGGATGTAGATGGATTAACAGAAGTTGATCTTGGTAATGGAACTAATTATAACCCTGCTGAAGCATTAAACATGTATTTTCAAACAGGTTCTATAGTTGGTAGATCTATGACTCAAGAAGGAGATATAAATAGAGGTAAAGTTCCTATACAAGAACTTCAAACTTCTTCTGGAGGACAAAAAATTGCTAGTTTAATTCAAACTTATCAATATTATTTACAGTTAATAAGAGATGTAACCGGATTAAATGAAGCTACAGATGCTAGTACGCCAGATGTTAAAGCATTAGTAGGATTACAAAAAATAGCCGCTGCTAATAGTAATACAGCTTTAAGACATGTAATGAAAGCTGGATTATATGTGACATTAAGAATTTGTGAAAATATATCTTTAAGAATAGCAGATGCTTTACAATATCCTTTAACTAGAGCTGCTTTAATAGATTCTATTTCAGCATATAATACTGGAACTTTAGAAGAATTACAAGAAAAAACCTTGCAGGATTTTGGTATATTTTTAGAATTAGAACCTGATGATATAGAAAGACAAATGTTAGAACAAAACGTTCAAGTAGCATTATCTTCAGGAGGTATAGATTTAGATGATGCAATAGATGTTAGACAAATTAAAAACCTTAAATTAGCTAATCAATTACTTAAATTAAAAAGAAAAGAAAAATTAGAGAAAGACCAAGCTCAACAACAAGAAAATATTAAAATTCAAGCTCAAGCAAATGCGGATGCGGCAGAAAAAGCAACTTTAGCAGAAATGCAAAAACAACAAGCTTTAGCTGAAACAGAAGTACAAGTAGAGCAAGCTAAATCTCAATTTGAAATACAACGTATGCAAACCGAAGCTAGTATTAAAAAAGAATTAATGGCAGAGGAATTTGGATATAACATGCAATTAGCTAGAATGAAAGCAGAAGGAGAAACTACAAAAGAAAGAGAAATAGAAGATAGAAAAGATAAAAGAATTAAAATGCAAGGAACTCAAGAATCAGAGTTAATACAACAAAGAAAAAATAATAGTTTACCTACTGATTTTGAATCTGCAGGATTTGATTCATTAGGAGGTTTTGATTTAGAACAATTTGAGCCTAGATAAAATTATTTATTAATTAATTATATTATATTATGTCAGAAACAAAAACAACTTCTCAAAAAGAAGTAAAACAAGAAGGTGATTTTAAAGTTAAAAAACGTAAAATTCCTAAAAAACTTGCTGTACCAGAAGAAACAGTAAAAATTGATTTAGCAGCTGTAAAAAAAGCTGATGAACCAATTAAAGTTGATTTAACTAAAAAAGAAAATAAAGATGCCGTTCAAGAACAAGAAACAAAGGAGAGCGTGTTACGCGAAGAAGGATCCGAGGTGGGATTGCAAGAAATGGGACCGACACACGAAGGGACCACTGAAAATGTTATTGAGGAAATCCCAATAACTGAAGAAGAAAAGAAAGAAGAAGAAGAAATAAAACAAAAAGAAAAAGAAACTAAACCAGTAGAACAACCTATTAATAAATTACCAGATAATATTGAAAAACTGGTAGATTTTATGAAAGAAACTGGTGGAACGGTAGAAGATTACGTCAGATTAAATGCAGATTATTCTAATGTAGATAATGACGTATTATTAAGAGAATATTATAATAAAACACGACCTCATTTAACTTATGAAGAAGTTAACTTTTTATTAGAAGATAACTTTAAGATAAATGAAGATGTGGATGAGGAGCGAGATATCCGCAAAAAGAAACTCGCAAAAAAAGAAGAGATTGGAAAAGCAAAAAGTTATTTAGATGATCTTAAAAATAAATATTACGAAGAAATCAAGTTGAAATCTAACGTAAATAAAGATCAGCAAAATGCTATAGACTTTTTTAATCGCTATAATGAAGATCAGAAAACATTATCTCAACAGAGAGAGGTTTTTCAACAAGTAACTAAAGATACTTTTACTGATGAATTCAAAGGTTTTGATTTTAAGGTAGGTGATAAAAAATTTAGGTACGGAGTAAAAAATCCTAAAGAAATAGTGGACAATCAAACAGATATTACAAACTTTGTTAAGACGTTCTTAGACAAAGATGGTATGTTAAATGATCCACAGGGATATCATAAAGCCATGTATGCGGCTAGAAATTCTGATACTATTGCAAAACATTTTTACGAACAAGGAAAGGCAGATGCTACTAAAGATTTAGTTGCTAAAACTAAAAATTTAAGTACTGAACCTAGAAAAGAAAGTGGTGGAGATGTGTTTGTTGGTGGTATTAAAGTAAAAGCTATAAGTGGCTCTGATGCTTCAAAACTGAAAATTAAAACACGAAAATTTAACAATTAAAACAATTAAAAATGAGTTTAACTCCACAATTTGGGTCAATAGTACCCTCACAAAAACAGGAGCTACTTAACAGTAATTATTTACAATGGACTGATTCCGCAGGAGATAATTTTGCAGATTTTGCACAACAATATCTTCCTGAAGTTTATGAACAAGAAGTAGAAAGATACGGTAATCGTACTCTATCTGGATTCTTGAGAATGGTTGGTGCAGAAATGCCTATGACATCTGATCAAGTTATTTGGTCTGAACAAAATAGGTTACATGTTGCATATGATCCAGTCACTATTGGAAATGGTGCAGGTGTAAATACAGTTACAATTCCTGTAGCTGCTACTGTTAAAAATGTAGTTTCTCCTAAAAGCACTATAGTTCTTATGGACGCTAATGGTGTAGAAATGAAATGCTATGTATTAGCAAGTAACACTGCTACTGGTGTACTTAATGTATATCCTTATACAGCAGCAGATTTACAAAGCTTAGCGGCAACAGGTAAAATGTTTGTTTATGGTTCTGACGTTGAAAAAGGTCAGTCAGTAAGCAATGCTTCTGATACTGCAGGTGCTGTAACAGGTGATCAATATATAAGTGTTGATCCAGCTTTCCAACAATACTCTAACTCTCCAATTATAATTAGAAGCAAATATGTTGTTTCTGGTTCTGATACTGCTCAGATAGGATGGGTTGAAGTTGCTACTGAAGATGGAACTTCTGGATACCTATGGTATCTAAAAGCTGAGTCTGAAACAAGACTTAGATTTGAAGACTATTTAGAAATGGCGATGGTTGAAGGCGAATTAAGTGAAAACGGTCCAGCTGCTTTAGTAGCATTGTCTAAAGGTACACAAGGTATGTTTGCTGCTATCTCTGATAGAGGTAATGTAAACGTTGGTTTTACCGCAGCTGCTGGCATTGATTCATTTGATGCTATTCTTAAAAACTTAGATACTCAAGGTGCAATTGAAGAAAATATGCTTTTCTTACAAAGACAAACAGCATTAGACTTTGATGATATGCTTTCGCAAATCTCAGGTGGTTATGCTGGTGGTACTGCATTCGGTTTATTTGAGAATTCAGAGGAAATGGCACTTAATTTAGGTTTTTCTGGCTTTAGAAGAGGTTCTTATGACTTCTATAAAACTGATTGGAAATATCTAAATGATGCGTCAACTAGAGGAGGTATGACAGGCATTAGTTCTATTGAAGGTGTATTAATACCTGCTGGAACTTCTACTGTATATGATCAAATTCTAGGTACTAATATCAGGAGACCTTTCTTACATGTAAGATATAGAGCTTCTCAAGCTGATGATAGAAGAATGAAATCATGGCTAACAGGTTCTGTTGGTGGTGCTTACACTTCTACTCTTGATGCTATGGAAGTCAATTTCTTATCAGAAAGATGTCTTGTAACACAAGGTGCTAACAACTTTGTAATATTCAAAGGTGTATAAGCATTATTTATAAAGGTAAGGGCGCTTAGGCGCCCATATACCTTTTAACTTATTTAATTATATTATATTATGGTAAAAAATAAAAAAACTACCCAATCTGAAGGTTGGGAAATGAAAGATAGAAGATATTATTTAAAAAATAATATAGAACCTTTAACTTATACAATACCAAGTAAGCATACTAGAAAACATGCTTTATTGTATTTTGATGAAAAAAAGGGTTCTCAAAGAGAATTAAGATATGCTACTAATCAAGACTCTCCTTTTGTAGATGAACAAGAAGGAGAAGCTACATTAGGTCATATTATGTTTAAAGATGGTGCTTTAATCGTACCTAAAGAAAAGCAAAATTTGCAAAAACTATTATCTTTATATCATCCGTTAAGAAATAAAGCTTACGCAGAATTTGATGCAGTAGAAGAAGCAACAGATGATTTAGCTTTATTAAACGTACAAGTAGATGCACTTAATGCTGCAAGATCAATAGATATAGATAGAGCTGAAGCTATTTTAAGAGTAGAAATGGGATCTAAAGTAAACAAATTATCTTCAAGAGAAATAAAAAGAGATATTTTAGTATTTGCTAGACAAAATCCAGTTTTATTTATTGATTTAGTACAAGACGAAAATGTTCAATTAAGAAATGTAGCTATTAAAGCTGCAGAAATAGGAATTATTAAACTTGCTCAAGACCAAAGATCATTTAGTTGGGGAAGTAATAATAAAAAATTAATGAACGTTCCGTTTGATGAAAATCCTTATTCAGCTATGGCAGCTTTCTTTAAAACAGATGAAGGTGTAGAAGTCTTTAAATCTATAGAAAAAAAGTTAAAATAGATTAATTCATAATAACAAGTAGTCGTTTCGGCGACTACTTAGTTGTTATTATAAAAAAAATACAATGGCGATAAACGTAGACAAAGTTTATAAAACAGTCTTGTTAGTAATAAATAAAGAACAAAGAGGTTATTTAACTCCGGATGAGTTTAATAAAATCGCAACTCAAGTGCAATTAGAAATATTTGAGACTTACTTTGAAACGTTAAACCAACAAATGCGTGTTCCTCAAAATGAAAGTGAATATGGTGATCGTTATAAAACAGTTCAAGAAAAACTAGATATCTTTAAAGTATTAGGTACAGGAACTTACACTGCTGTAGCTAGTGGAGAAGATTATTTTACAACTCCAACAACTTCAGGAGTTGCTAGCGGTACACAAACTTTTGCTACCGTTAATGGCCAAACGGCATATACCCTCACAACAATTACACAAGCACAAGTAGAAACAAGTACAGTAGTAGTTAAATTAGATAATGTAGATTATGCTAATTATAATATTACTGGTGGAATATTTAATTTAACTGCAGGGGCTATTGCAGCAGGTTCTACTTTGGTAATAACATTATATCCAGAGAATTTTTATAAATTAGGAACAGTATTATATAAAACAGATAAAGAAGTTCAACCTATTCAAAGAAATGAATTAGCTCAAATGAACATGTCTACTATAACTAAACCTTCTGAATATTTTCCAGTTTATTTATATGAAAATGGAAATGTAATAATATATCCACAAACTATAATATCTAATATTAGTATGTCTTATTTAAGAAAACCTGATGATGTAATTTGGAATTTTTCTTCTGCTACAGGATATTATGTATACGATTCTACTACATCAGTGGATTTTGAATTAGATATCTCAGAACAAACTACGGTTATTTTAGAAATATTAAAATACGCAGGAGTAACAATAAAAGATCCTATGATAGTTCAAGCAGCATCTCAAGAACTTGCTGCTAATGAAATAAATGAAAAACAATAATAAATTATGGCTAGTATAATACAACCACCAAACAAAGGATTAGTAACAGAAACAGCGCAGCAATATTATGCAGGTTCTCAAGAATTTAGAGGTGATGCTGAAAATACAGCTAATCAAGAGTTTACAACAACTTTTAATACTGATTTGTATTTAGGTAGTTATGATCCAAATAATTCTAATTACGGTTTAAATAATTTTAAAATATATACTAGTACTTTAGGAACTCCAGGAACTTGGACAGAATATACTGCGGCTTATGAACTTAATAATAATATTATAAAAATTACTGGTAACCCAGGTGCTAATGTTTTTATTGTTGTTCAATTAAAAATATTAACAGGAGGAAAATATGGTGATACTGATGCTGATAAAGCGTTTGGAGAAGCAGTAGAAAATAATTATGGAGGATATCAATATATAAAATTAAATGATGTTATAAATAATTTTTTAGTAGGATATGTAGGAAAAGATAAATTAGTACCTAATGTTAAAAGAAGTGATGTTATTTTCTTTGCCAAAAGAGCTATGCAAGAATTTAGTTATGATACTTTGAAAAGTATAAAATCAGCTGAATTAAACATTCCCCCAAGTTTAACTTTGGTACTTCCTCAAGATTACGTTAATTATGTAAGATTATCATGGATAGATGATTTAGGTGTTAAACATATAATTTATCCTACTGATAATATTACTATAAGTCCCTATTATACTCAACTTCAAGACGATGACGGTATACCAACTCAAGATAATTTTGGTAACGATACAGAAGGTAATCCTATTACTCAAGAGCGTTGGCATGGAGCAAGGGATTATTTAATAAACAATAATTTAACAAACAATGAAGTTAATCAAGGAGTAGATCCAGATTGGTATGGATATGGATATGGATGGGGATTAGGAACTGGATATGGTTGGGGGCAAAGATATGGATTAGAACCATCTGCTTCTCAAATGAATGGATGGTTTAATATAAATGAGAGAGAAAATAAACTTTCTTTTTCTAGTAATTTATCAGGATTATTAGTTGTATTTGAATATGTTTCTGATGGCCTTGCGTATGATTTAGATAGTAGAGTACCAAAATTAGCAGAAGACGCAATGTATTCTTATATATTATATTCTATAATTGCAGGTAGAATAAATCAACCAGAATATATAGTACAACGATTAAAAAAAGAAAAAGCTGCTAAATTAAAAAATGCCAAAATAAGATTATCTAATATTAAATTAGATGAAATTGTACAAGTAATGCGTAATAAATCTAAATGGATTAAACATTAATTATGTCGAAAATTTTTCCTAAATTATTTAAAAAACGGCATGCTAGAAGATCAAGAGGAGGTCATACAACTTATGTAACTGGTACTCTTGGAAATTATCAATTTCATAGTATACCTCAATATGAAGGTCATAAACAATCTAGTCATTTAATGGCAGATGATAATATAAATCAAGCATGGCCTTCTATATATATAGATGAAAGTGGTAATTGGTCTAATCAAACTTATGATCAAGCTGTAGAAAGAAACGAAGTATATAAATTCCATGGAAAAAAAGCAAAAGATAGAATGATTAATTTTGCAAGAGGAGGTAATTGGAAACGATAAAACATTAAATTAAATGCCAGAAAATAAAAATAGTTTCATTAAGTCTAAAATGAATAAAGACTTAGATGATAGACTGATTCCAAATAATGAATACAGAGACGCAAATAATATTGCAGTTTCTAGATCAGAAAACCAAGATGTTGGCGCAGTAGAAGCTATTTTAGGTAATGAATTAGTTTTTAGTAGTAGTGGAACTTTAAAAACTATTGGTACTTATGTAGATCCTACAAATGGATATATTTATTATTTTATTACTGATCATACATCATCTACTCAAGCTCCTTCTTCAGCTACATGTCAAGTATGTAGATGGTCTCCAAGTTCTGGAACTTCAACTCCTACAGTTTTAGTGGAAGGTTATTTTCTTAATTTTTCTACACAATCTCCAGTATATGGAATTAATTTATTAGAAAATTTATTATTTTGGACAGATAATAGAAATCAACCTAGAGTTATTAATGTTCAAACAGCTAGTCCAAGTGGTGCGGGAGTTACTCATTATACTACTGAACAAAGTATTTCAGTATGTAAATATTCTCCTTATAATGCACCTCAATTAATAGATTTACGAAGTGTTAGTGCAACTAAACCAAGCACGATGAGTGATGCTGCAGATATTCCTACTATAAGAATAGATGCATTAGATTGGGCTACTGTAAATTTAGACGTAACAAGATATAGAAATGGTGATTTAATAGAACAAGCAGTTACTTATGCAGATTGGGTAGCCGCAGATAATGCTGGTACAGGAGCTTGGTGTTATTATGATAATAACTTTGGTAATGGAGTTACTTATGGTAAACTATATAATAGACACGCAGTAAAAGATTCTAGAAATTTAGCACCTTATGGGTTTGATTTAGCTACTGAAGATGATTTTGATGCTTTAATAGCTTATATTGCACCCAGTTTAGGAGTAGCTAGTATAAAATCAACATCTGATTGGACTGCTACTTCTAATATTGCTAATAATAGAACAGGATTTAACGCTTTACCTTCAGGTGAAAGAATAGCTACAAGTGCGGTAGCAGATTTTCAAAACATAAATACTCATGCAGAGTTTTGGATATCTGATGAACAAAAATATTTTCAAATATTAGATTCTAATGCTGCTCCTACAGTTCAAGCAGCTGGAAGTGATAAATCTGGAAGAGCAGTTAGGGTTATAAAAAACAATGCTTTTAAAGGATGGCAGGGTGATCCAGAGTTAATGAAAGATAAATTTATAAGATTTAGTTATAGATTTAAATATGAAGATGGAGAATATTCATTAATTGCTCCATTTACACAAGAATGTTTTATACCTCAGCAAGATGGTAAGTTTGTTAATGAAGATGAAGATGATACCATGAGATCTACAATAGTAGAGTTTATGCAAAATAATATTAACAATGTTATATTAAACATAGAACTTCCTTCATTAGACATTATTAATGATTATAAAGTACAAGAAATAGATATTATATATAAAGAATCTGATGCTTTAGCTTATAAAGTATTACAAAATATTCCTGTAGATACAGTATTTATAAATAATTTAAATAATACTAATATATATCAATATACTTATCAATCAACTATTCCTTATAAAGTATTACCTACTGACGAAACAACTAGAGTGTATGATAAAGTACCTGTACGAGCTTTAGCCCAAGAAATAGCAGGTAATAGAGTAATGTATGGTAACTTTATACAAGGTTATAATGCACCTTTAGGATTAGATTACGCAGTAGAATTAAGAGATAAAAATAATCAAGAATATGAAGAATATCCTCAACATTCAGTAAAAGAAAATAGAAATTATCAAGTAGGTGTTATTTTAGCAGATAAATGGGGAAGACAAACAGATGTAATACTATCTTCTAAAGATAATGTTTTAGTAGCAGGAGGAGAACCAACTGAAGGTTCTAATTATTTTACAAATTATAGACCAGTAGAAAATGCTGGTACGTTGTCTGGATGGCAAGGAGAACAATTAGCATTAAGATTTGATAGTGCAGTTCCATCTTCCGGTTTATATGCTACACCTAATAATTATACAATAGAAAAACCTTATTCTAATCCTTTTTCATCGTTTTTAAATTGGAGCACACAAGAATTAACTACTGTAGCAGCTCAAGCCGCTTATACGTTTACTAATTTATCTTATTCAGATACTACTGTATTTACTTTATATTTAAATCAAGGTACTGGATGGGTATTAATTGACGCAAGTACATATGGTACAACAGATAGCGGAGATGATGAGGTTGTGGTAACATTTACATCTGGTACTCCAGCTACAGCAGGTTGGAAACTTTTAGGTAAAAATTTATATAACACTACTCAATATAGATATGAAATAAATTATCCTGGATTTGATGCAGATTTTGCTAATAATGTAATTCCTGATACTAAAGAAGTATTTGATGTAGGAAAATTTTTAAGAGGTAAGTATATAGATTATATAGAAATTAAATCTTTTGCTCAACAAGGTGTTACGGATAGATATCTTATTTACACTGATAAAGAAATTTCTAGTACTTATATGTTTCAAGGAGATGGCACTCCTGCTAATCCTACTACTAGAACTGAACCTCTTACAGATCAAGATGTGACTAATGCAAGTTATAATTTAGATAATCAATTAGGTTTTTACTCTTATCGAGTTGTAATAAAACAAAAAGAACAAGAGTTTTACAATGTTTATGTGCCTGGTATTATAGATGGTTATCCTATTCAAGCCAATACAACTGAAATAGGTAGCACTGCTTTTATGGTATTAACCCATGATAATATAAATAAAGTTCCTAGACAATTAAAAGATGTAAGTAATCAAGATAAACAATTTAATAGTGATTTATTGTGTTTTGGAAGAGTTACTAATAATGAAACAACTCCGGGTAATACTCAATATTCACCTTCAATTAATCCAGATAGCGTAGAACTTATTGGAGGAATAAGAGATATATTTCCGGATGTAGAATATGATGGATCAGCTGGAGTACCTGCTAATACTGGTAAAATAAATAATAATGCTATCTTTGATGTTACACAAAAACCTTTTATAGCTAAACTTAATACACAAAAAAGTATTGGATTAATTCAAACATCTTATAATACCACCGCAGTTGCTGGTAGACCAGATTATCCGGCTTATATGAGATTAAGTGCTTATGAAACTGCTCCTATAGTTTCTCAATTAGATTTATTTTATGAAACATCTACTAGTGGTTTAATATCAGATTTAAATTACGAAATTAATTCTTCTGGTACACAAATTACAGGGGTAACGTCTTTTACATGGTTATTTAATGAAGGAAAATGTGGAGGTTCTCAAATAACAACTACGTTTTGGCCTACAACTCCCGAAGGAAATGATACTACTTCACTTGCAGAAATAACTGAAACATTAGTTCATGACTCTAATGATCAACCTGTTCAACCTAGTTTATCTTTATTTGATATTGTATCAGGTGGTAGTGGAAGTTTTTATTTAAAATTAAAAACAGGAGCTGAAAGAGCTTGTTTAGTAAACTTTGGATATTTAGAAAAATACCAAATAACAATAAAATTTACTCAAGCAGATGGAAGTGTATCTTATCAAACCATTACACGCACGTTATTAAATAGTCAACCAATAGTTGAACTTGCACTAGCTCCACAACCAGAAATTGCTGATAAAACTATTTTAGATTTTACTGGCTATACTCCGCCAGGAGGATTAGATCCTGGACCTGGTAATGGACCCGGGGTTTTAAAAGGATGGAACGGAAGTTGTAATAGTTGTGAAAAAACTCAAGCATTAGAATGGTCTATTGAATCATTTAGATACCAAGATACTTTAGGAGCATGGGGTGATTATATAACAGGTCAAAATCCTAGTGGCACTCCTACCTCTACAGATATAGATTATTATATGCAAATAACAGAACAGTCTGCTCAAAATCAAGCTACATGTTCTGGAGGAAGTCCTACTAATTTTTATGGAGTTAAGGTAAATAGAAATTTATCAACTTATAATTCTCAATATGAAGCAACTCTTCAAGAATTAGTAATGAAATTAAGTGATACAAATGGGACAGGAGCAAGTGATACTATTACAGTACAATGGACTCCAGAAGCTGATAGATTAACGGGGGTAGTTGCTAATTATTATAATAATAATCCTGCACCAACTGCACAAGAATGGTTAGCTCCTCCAACAGGAAGTCCAGGAATGTATCCAGGATGTGAAACAGCATCTTCAACCCCTGTATTACCTACATGGGTTGGTGGAATAGCAAATTGGACTGGCAATCAAGTTTATATATATGTTAAAATTGGTGATCTCCATGATACAGGAAATACAGCTATTTCAAACCAAACAGTTGTATGGAGTGGAGAAAATACACAAAATTCTAATGCTCCTGCTATTGGAGATGGTACAGCTGCTTTTTCTGGTCCTATTACAATGAATTATAGTGGATCAGATACTACATGGCAACTAATAGGATCTTTACCAGCATTTACTCCTTCTAATCAACAAATAACTGATGGAGTAGTGCCGGGAGATAAAGGAACAGATTCTGCATCTCAATATTATGATTTTAAAGGATGTGCATGGATTAATAATAAAATAGAATGGACAAGTTTGAATACTTGTGATGGCGGGGCTGGTATAGCTATATATTACGATCTTGTTGGTGGAGCAGCACCAGTAAGCCCACAATTAATACAACCAGCAAGTGGTTCACCACCTTTTGTCACAAACTATTGGTACAAAACAAGTGGTTGGCCTGGAGCATAGTAAACCTTTGGATAAACAAGTGATTATAACTTATGGCTACAACATTAAATATAAAATACTATAACACCTATATACTTAAGAAAATTAATGCTGATACAGCTCAATCTCAATATGATTGGTTTGTAGAAGAATCTAGGATAAAAGGAGACTATAATGGTAAATTTTCTGGAATTGCTCCTAGAGCGTTTCTAGCTACTGATAATAAATATCAAGAAGCTTTTAATAATAGTATTATATATTCTGGAATTTTTAATTCTAGAACTGATATAAATGAAACTAATCAATTTTCTGTAGCTAATGATATTACTAGAACAGTAGATCCTTCTAAAGGTTCTATACAAAAACTATATGCTGAAAATACTAATTTAACTATATTCCAAGAATATAAAGTTAATAGAGCTTTAATAGATAAAGATGCTATTTATTCCGCTGAGGGTCAACCTATAACTACAAGTACTAATTTAGTTATAGGACAAATTCAACCTTATGCTGGAGAGTTCGGAATTGCTACACATCCAGAATCTTTTGCAGTATATGGATATAGAAAATATTTTGCTGATACCAATAAAGGATCTATTATGAGATTGTCTCAAGATGGATTAACAGAAATATCAAACTATGGTATGTACGATTTCTTCCGAGATCAATTAAATAATAATAGTTTAGGAGTATTAGGAAGAGTTGTAGGAGCATGGGATATACATAATAAATGTTATACAGTATCTATACAACCAACACAAAATAAAGACACAGGAGCAAATGCTCTTACATTATCTTTTGATGAAACAGTTAAAGGATGGACTAGTTTTTATAGTTATGTTCCTTCTTATATGTTTAGTTTGTATAATAGATTTTATACTTTTGACTTAGATGGAGATTTATGGCAACATTATTCAGAAAGTTCTAATAGAGCTTCTTTTTATGGAAGTAATAATAGTTCTACTGTTACATCTGTTTTTAATCTTCAACCTTCTTTAAGCAAAACATTTAAAACTGTTAATTATGAAGGAGATAATAATTGGGCTTTAGATACATTTACCACTACTGAAGATACTGCAAACGCAATTGGTGTGTATGTAGTACCTACTACACTAGCTACTATGGAAACAGCTTTATTAAAAAATGAATTTAAAGCTAAAGAAAATAAATATTTTGCTAATCTTATTAACACAAGTACGGTTAATCAAGGAGAAGTTATATATGGAAAAGATATATCTGGCGTAAAAGGATTTTATGGCATTGCAACATTTAGCGCTACTAATACACAAGGTGCAGCTAAAACAAATGAATTATTTGCTGTATCTACAGAGTTTGTAGAATCTTCGTATTAAATTAAATTAAATGAAAAATAAAGTATCGCTTAGGATGATTAATCCTGAGCGCGATGCATCTACTATTGATGAATGGTGGGAAACCTACCATAAGATAAAAATAGATAAAAAATTATTACCTAATAATGGTAAAAATGGATTAGTTGCTGAAATTAATGGAAAATTAATAGCCGCGGTATTTATATATCAAACTAATTCACCAGTTTGGTATTGTGATTATTTAGTTGCAGATCCAAACTATAAAGAAAAAAATAGAGAAACAATATTAATTTTATTAATAGATAAAGCAGTTAATACCTGTTGGGAATTAGGAGCAGAAGCAGTTTGGTGTACTACTCCTTATGATTCTGTTTTAGAAAAATTAAAATTACTTGATTACACTATTGGATCAAAAAAACACAGTATAATATATAAAAATAAACCAAAATAATATGGGAGCAGCTTCAGGTGTAGCCTCAGGAATAGTAGGGGTTATAGGCGCAGGCGCCGCACAAAAAAGAGCCAGAGCAGATAGACGAAATGCTCAGATTGAAAAAGATAGATTACAAAGTGAGTTAACTTCGTTAGAAGATAGTAGACAACCTATTATTAATCCATATTCTAATATTACTGATACTAGTGGTAATTTATCTAATACATATGCTAATTTAGGAGTTGCTACAGAAGCAGCTAAATTTCAAGCAGAACAAGCAGATATTTCTCTTGCTAATACTTTAGATACATTGAGAGCAACAGGAGCTTCTGCAGGTGGAGCAACAGCTTTAGCTCAAGCTGCATTACAAAGTAAAAAACAAGTTTCAGCTAGTATTCAGTTACAAGAAGCTCAAAACCAAAAATTATACGCACAGGGGGAAGAAAGATTAAATCAAGCTAAAATGCAAGAAGAACAAAGATTACAATCAGCTGATGTTATGGGTCAACAATTTATGTTTGGTACTCAAGAACAAAGAGAAGTAGCTGAACTTAATAGAGCAGCTGGAATGTTAGACAATGCTCAACAAGATTTAAGAGATATGAGAGCATCTGAAGCTGCCGCTGAAGCTCAAATGTATAACTCTATAGGACAAGTAGTTGGTGGTATAGGAGGTTTAATAGGAAGTTAAAAAATAAATTATGGCAACAAAATCACAATCATCAAGTTACCCTTTACCAGGAGTTACATTACCTAATGTGAATTATGGATCTTATTCTTCTCCTCAAAGAGGAAAATCAATTACCCCTGGCGCTGCCATGGTAGGTGTATTACAACAAGGTGATATATTAAGACAAAAACAAGAAGCTGCAAAAAAAGAAGAAGAACGTAGAGAAAAAATAGAACGACAAAGGATTATTGAAAATATGCAGACAATTCAAACAAATGCAGATTTGTGGAATTTAGATCAAATGAGTAATCTACATAGTTTACCTAGATCTACAGCGATTGAAGATCAATTAAGAGCTACGTTAGAAAAAAGATTAAACATAGCTACTCAAGCTAATGTGTATTTAAAAACACAGTTTGGCGATAAAGAAAAAAGAGCTAGTGCTCAAAAAGCTATTTCAGATTATTATGATTTATTAACTTTAACTAAAGAAACTATTACTAATTTTGGAGCTTTAGGAACTTATTGGAAAGAAAAAGCACCCACTATTGGATCTCAAATTACAATAATTGGTAATGATGAAAATGAAATTGCTAATAATCAATATTTAGTTAATGCTTTAGGAGGAGTATATGATGATGCTAAGTTTGAAATGGTTTTTGATGAAAAGAATAATGATATAATGATAAAAGTATCAGGTAACGAACACATGTTAGATGATAACGGTAATATGGTTTTAGGAGCTCCTAGAGAAAAAATTATTAGTGCAAGAGCTTGGAATGCAAAAGTAGCTGCTGGAGATCAAGATTTTCAATTTGTCTCCAGTGTTCCACAAATAGTCAATGAAACTCTTGACATGTTAAAAACAAAAGAACAAAGTCCAAATCAAGATGGTATAGGGGTATTAAATGACAAAAATAATATTGCTAAAAGATATTGGGAAGAAGATATTGTAATGCAAGGAACTATTCCAACTTCAGCTGGAGGAACAATGAGAACTACTAGTATAAAAAGAAAATTAAATTTAGAATTATTAAAAAATGATATGTTAGGGGTTTTAAGACAAAAAGTTAATGGAGTTGTAGGAACAGGACCTCAACAAACCGCAAATTTTTGGAATATAGATTTACAAAAATTAAATGAAGGTTTTGAAAATTCTTATCAAAAACTTTCACCTGATAAAGAATTAATGGTAGATGAATTATTTGATAAAGTAGTAGAAAGTTTAACTAGTTTTGATGGAATAACAACTGATGCTGATGGAAATATATATCATCAAACAGACGACAATATAAGTGCTTGGCCTAAAGATACTACAGAAAGACCATTAGATTACAGAGTAGAATACATTTCAGATATAGTTGATCCAAAGAATAGAAACATAACAAACATGCAATCTGTTGACCAAACCTTAGAGAAGTTAGGTAGTAAAGTAAATATAATGGATAGAGAAGGTGCATATGATGTTTGGTTGAATAACCTTCATCCAGATTGGGATACAGGAAGTATCAAAAAGACTAATAAAGAAGTTTATGAAGAGAAAAAAGAGGATACAAGAACTATATTTAACGAAGAAAACCCAGGTGATGCTGATACACTTTACAAAGTTGAAAGTGGTACTATAGAACCTTTAAAAGGTTATAATATAGATAGTGCAGTAGAAAGATTAAATTTTATTTTAGATAATATAACTGCAAGTGAAAGAAAGAAAATGGAGAATTTAACTAACTTAAGAGCATTAGCTTGGGCTTCTGATTGGTATACTAATAACAAGCAAATAAAAGGTGTTGATCCAGAAACACAAGAAGAATGGAAAAAAAGAATGAAAGCAGCTTATAAAAAAGCACATAAGAAAAATTTCCCAGCAAAGTAGATTAAATTTTATGGAAGAAGAATTGTTTATATATCAATTACCTACGGGTGATAGAGTTAATCTTACCAATACTACAGATGTATCGAGAATGCTTTGGTTATCTTTTAATAGTGATGCTAAAAGAGTAGAACCAAATGAAGAAGAAATTACTTTAGATACTAGTATATTTGGTATACCTGGAGGGATAAAACCTACTCCTGCTCCAGATCATTATCCTGGTATTGGTCCTCAACCATATGATCAATTTGATTTAAATACCATGCTAGAACAACTTACTTCTAGTAAAATCAAACAATATGATCAAGAAACTCCAGCTGATATAACCATGGTAGATGCTATTTTTGGAGCGTCTCCACAAGATACAGAATTTGCTAAAATAACAAGCATCACTGATGATCTTAATAATAAAGAATTAAGATCAGCTATTATTAATGCTGCTTTAAATCCTAAAGTGATTAAAGAAGATTATACCCAAACAGGGGTTGAAGATGAAATAATATATGAAGGATTAGGATTGGATCATAAAGATGAGATGTATTCTCAACAAGACGTTGCAGGTTTTATGCGACAACCTAGTATAAAAAAAGCATTAGATGCAGGACTAATAACAGAAAAAGATTTAGCACTTGGCATGTATCCAGGTTATACAGCTTGGTTAGAAACAATGGGTAATCAAGTAAGCAATGAACCTTCTGGAATAAAATTACCTGATGGAAGAGAACTTACTACCAGAGAAGTATTTAAAATTATGTGGCAAAATGATATGCCATTTAACACAGACGTTGAAAGAGTAAAAAGAGAAGGAAGAAGAAAAGTAGATAGATTTGTTTTAAAAACACCAAAACAAATAGAATCAGTTATAGATGCAGAAAAATTAAATCAACCTTATATATTTGAAGAATTTGCGGTAGATGATGAGTTTGTTGATAATATGTTTAATATAGAAGCTTTAAGTAGAGATAAAGATTTTAATATAAAAGATTTTAATGGATTTTTAAACCAAAGAGGACATATAGAAGATATTCAAAACGCTATTACTAAATTAGAAGGTTATAATCCTCTAAAAAAACAAAAAGGATTTGAATTATTAAAACTTCATTATTTAAATCTTTATTTAAACGAACAATTTACTAGAGATTTAAAACAACAAAAACTACAATGGGAAATTAATAACCCTACGAAAGATGCTGATACTGAAGGAATACAATTTTATTTATCTGAAGGAAATATAAATCCTACAATGATTAAAGATTGGATGAGAACTGAAACTCCTTATGTATATGATCAATTAGAAAAAAATCAATTAAAATTAGAAACTGAATATCAAAAACTTTTAAGCACTAAAGGTAATGTTGCTACAGGAGAATTTTTAGCTAAAAATGCTGGAAATTTTTGGATAGGATTTTGGAATGATGCTGTAATTCCTTTTGCTACTTTTACTATGGATGTATTACCTGGAGAAGGATCAGATAATGTAGCAGAAAAATGGAGAACAAATGATTTAATTAGAGGATTAGAAAGAGGAGATCAAATAAGATACGGATATAAAAGAGGTAAAATCTTACAATTTCCAGAATATGGAAATGTAGAATATTTAGTCACTGACGATAATAGAATCTTTGATATTACAAATAAAATAGAAGCTTCAGGTTTCTTAAATGAAAAACAACAAAAACATATTATTGAAAAAACTAAAAAAGAAGGAAAAGATGGAGGATCAAGTTCTTCTACTGGTTTAGCTTTTGAATTTTCTAGAGTATTTGGAGATTTATTTTTTCAAGTTGCATTAACTAGAGGAATAGGTAAACTTAAATCTACAGTAGGAGGATATACTAAAGGAATGGGAATTTTAGGAAAAACTAATAAGTTTTTAAAATCATTACCTGTTAAAAGTATAGTTGCAGATGCTATTATTGCTCAATCTACTATAGGTTTTGTAAGAGGATATGAAGACACTTTGTTAGCTGCTAGAGAAGCAGGAATAAATGAACAAGATGCTAGAGAATTAGCATCTAATGCATCTTTTCAAACTGGTGCATGGTATGCTTTAACTGCCCCAATAAGCCCTCAAACTAAAGCTACTAATTTATTATTTGGTAAAAGTACAAAACAAACTCTTGACACAGCTGTTGATATATTTAGAAAAAAAGGTTGGCAAGGATGGAATCAATTTTTTATAAATCAAGGAACAAAATTTACAACTAAAGCAGGTTTAAGAGAAACTGGAAAAGGAATTGTAAGAACAGCAGATTTAATGTTAAGAGAAGGTGGAAAAGAACTTTTTCAAGAAAACATACAACAATGGGGAGAAACAGAATCAATAGGGGTTTCAACTAATATTAGAGCTGGAGAACAAATCGTTAGAGAAGATTATAATTTAGAAGATTTTATTCAAACATCTAAATTATCATTTTTAGCTGGTATGGCTATGCCTGGTGCTGGAATGGCTTTAAATTCTACTAGAAACAGATATAGACAGTTTATGGGATTAGATAATGTAGATCGTTTTAATGCATTAGCTTATATGGCTTATAATCAAGATGCGTTAAAAACTTTATTAGCTAAACAAGTAGAAGATAATGTATATGAACAAGAAGAAGTAGATAATTTATTACAAGAAGTAGAACTTTATAAAAACGTTATTAATCATGTTCCTACTAGTATGTCGGCTAAAGGAGCTAAAACTATTTTAGAGGATATAAGCGAATTAAATGATTTAGAAAATCAAAAGAAAAATGCTCCTAAAGGTTTTGCTGGTTTTGATCAAAGAATTCAAGAATTAAAAGATAGAATAAATAATACATATTATGATGAAATAACATCAGCTCAAAGATCAGGTATTATAGCGGCTGCAAAAGCTGGAGTAGCAGGAAATACTGTATTTGAAGCTTTTGAAAACGAACAAGATGCTTTAGATTATCTTAAAAAAGTAGTTCCTAGAAATAGAAGAACTAAAAAAATGAACGATGAGCAATTTAATAAATATTTAAAGAAAAGATTTATTGAAAATAAAACTGGAGCCATGTTTCAACAGGGAGACACTAAGTTTGCATTTGAATTTAAATGGCAAGCCGCTAAACCAGGTTTAAGTGGTAAAAGATTAACCCAAACCGCTCAACATGAATTTAAACACGCGTTATGGTTTGAAACTATAAAGAATGATCCTCAAGCTCAAGCACTTTTAGGTAAAGCATTATTTAATGAAATAAGTAAAATGGATCTAGCATTAGATGATGATTTAGATACAAGTATATTACCTAAAGATTTTGTAACTAGATTTAGAAGATATTATAATAGATTTTTAAATATAGATGATAAATTAAAAATAGATCTTAAAAACAAAGCTATTGATAAATCTGAATATGAGAGAATAAAAAATAAACTGTATGGAGATACATGGGAAGAAGCATTAACCTTATATTCTGAGGCTATTGGAGAAAAATTAGTTAAATATAATGAAGATGTAGCTACTAAATTACAAAATACATGGAGAAGAGCAATGCAATTTATTGGTGCTAAAGATCTTGAATTTCAAAGTGGTAAAGATGTCTTCAATATGATAAGAGATTACAATGCCGCTGTAAGTAGTGGAATGCTTAAATGGAATGTAGCTTTTAAGAAAATGGGTACTAAAGGAGCTAAGGTAGATAAAGAAAAATTAAAAAAAGAAAAGAAAGAATTAGAAACTACTACTTCAGAAAAATTAGCAGAAAAAGAAAAAAGAAAAGAAAAAAAGCTTAAGGAAGAAGTAACTGCTTTAAGAGAAGGGATAGACAAAAGAAGAAAAGCTAGAGCTAAAACTAAACAAATAAAACCAGGAAGTGGTGATAAAAGTAAAGATTTTGATACAAAATTCTCTTTAATTCCAGATGGAACATTTGATTCAGACGCTTTTAAAAACAAAATAGATACTTATTATGATGCAGATTTATTTTCTACTCAAACCGGAATAGATACAGTTGTATATGATATAGTACTTGATTATGAAAATATTATAGAAAACAAAGTAGAATCTCTTTATTCTAATTTACCTAACGTTTTAATAGATGACATAGTAGCAGGAACACAGGAAGAATTAATAAAACATATTAGAAATTTTAACAAAGAATTTTTAAAATTAAGAGATAAATATAAAGAAAGTTTATATAAAAAAGGTTTAACTAAAGAAGAAGTTAATAAAAAATTAACTATTCAAGATAAACAAGGTTATAAAATTACTACTGGAAAAAGAAAAGGGGAAATTGTTACAGAAAATACCAGTTTAAATGGGTGGATAAATTCTCAATTAGTTAATAAAATAAAACAAGCGTTAAAAAGACCCGGTATAACAACTAAAAAATTCACTGGTGAATATGATCCTAGAACAATGGGTACTATTGATGAAGATGATATATTAGAACAACAACAAGGATTTGAAAAAGATCAAAACAAATTAGTTAGTTTTCTTAGAGATCCATTATTTGGTTTTGTAAATGAAGATGGAAATGAAATAATAATAAACACAATTCCATTAGGAGGAATGATTATAGCAGATATAAATGATCCTACACTTGCTGTTAACAAAAGATTAGCTGTTGAAGGTGATCCTAAAATTATAAATGATTTAGAAAGACAAAAAAGAAATCTTGAAAGAGGATTAGAATTACAAAATAAACCTAATTTAACTAATGATGAGGTAAAAGAATTAGAAGGATTAAGAAGTTTTGTGGCTTATGACATAGGCGCAGGTAAAACTATAAAGACATTTGAGGCTTTTATAGTACCTGAAAATCCAACTAAATTGATCATTAGAGAAGTAGAAGATCAAATATTAAGAGCTGCTAATATTGCTACATTACAGTTTAGAGTTTTTAAAAATAAATTTGAAAGTTTTATATTTCCTTTAGCTAGATATATGACATTTAAAAATAGAGGAGATTTAGATTTCTTTATGTATGATAATTGGAATTTAATATATGATGTTATAAATAATCCTTATGATCCAGTAACAGGTGAATCTACATATGCAGCTAAAAAAATTCCATCTGTTTTAAGAACTCTTGATGAAGAAGGTAAACCAACAAAGAATAAAAAAATAACTAGAGCTTTATTTTTACAAGCATATTATGGCAAAAATAAAGCAGAAGAAATTATAAGAAAATATAATAAAAATCCAGAAAGTGAAATAAAACAATTAAGATCTTATCCTATAGAATTAACTACAAAAAAGGATGAAACAGTTAGTGAAATAGGTTTAACGGGATTATTTGATAGAAGAACAGCTTTAATGGAATTATTTGGTGATGTAGTAGTTTTACAACAAGCAAGAGAATCTTTAAGAAGTGAAAGATTTTTAAACAAAATAGCAGAAAAAAATCCTACACTATATGGAGAATTAAAACAAGATAATGTTATAGCAGAAGTTATAAGTAATATGGCTACAGGAAAATCTGATAGTGTTAAATTTAGTATTAATAATAGTTTGTCTCCATGGTTTAAAGGAAGAACTATAGATCAACAAATAGCTATTGCAAACGCTATACAACAAGCCGCTATAAATACAGTTGTTAAAGCTAAAGATCAAGAAATTAAAAACTCTATTAAATTTAATATTCCTAATTTAGGAAATCTTAATGATCAAGCAATAGCTTTGTATTTAGTAAATAAAATATCTCAAGGTTATAATAATTTTGAATTTAGAAATATAAAAAATTCAAAAGGAAAAATAACACAACAAATACTAAATGATGGAGATGTTAAGTTTAGTATGAAAGATTATAATTTTGAAGAATATAGTAAAATTTTAGAAGATGGATTAAATCAAATATTAGCTGAAAATTCTAATATAGATCCTAAAAAAGAAATTGAAACTGCAGAGGTAGTTGGACCACGTGGATTAGGTGCTGACAAAGGACAATGGTGGAGATCAGGAGGATTATTCAGTGCTATGGATGAAGATTTTAAAGGTTTACTAGATATGATAGCTAGTGCTTCCGGGAAAAAAGGAGAACAACAAAGAGAATGGTTATATAAAAATTTATATATGCCTTATATGGAAGCTCAATTAGTAATTCGAACAGAAAGAACTGTAAATAGACAAGACTGGGAAAAAGTATGGAAAGGTTTTCCTGGAATGAGAGCAATATTAACCAAGCCTATAGAAGGAATGGAAGGATTTGTTTATGGAGATGCAGTAAGAGTTTATTTGTGGAATAAAGGATGGGCAAAAGGATCTAAAACTCTTCCCGGATTAAGTAATAATAAAAAATATAGATTAAGAGCATTAGTAAGAAATGATAAAAAATTAAGAGAATTTGCTGATAAATTAGCACATTTATCTAAACAACCAAATGGATGGATTGAACCATATGATAATTGGACTGCTAATACTATTACAAACGAGATTAAACAAAATCTTCTTAATGCCTCAAGAAAAAAACATTTAGCTAAATGGGTGCAAAATGTTAAATTAATATTTACAGAAAAGAATTTAAATAAACTCCAAGCTATTCATGGTAATCCTTTTAGAAAAGCATTAGAAAATATATTATATAGAATGCAGTATGGAGTACAAACTAAATTACAACGTTCAGACCCTAATGCACCTACAGGAGCTGTGATGAATTATTTAAATAAGACTATTGGAGTTACAATGTTTTATAATATGCGTTCTGCAGCTTTACAAACTATTTCTTGGATGAATTTTTTAAATACTAGTGATAACAATCCTTTAGCAGCGGGTAAAGCATTACTTAATGTTAGTCAATCAATAAAGGATTTTTATATATTATGGAATACTCCATATTTAAGAGATAGAAGAGAAGGAATGTTAACTAATCTTCAAGAACAAGAAATTGTAGATTTAGCTAATAAATACAAGTATAGTGATACTTCAGATTTTATGAAGGCAATTTTATCTTATTTATTAAAAATAGGATTTGGACCTACTAGAGTAATGGATAGTTTTGCTATTGCTTTTGGAGGTGTTACCTTTTATAGAAACAGAATAAATACTTATAAAAAAGATGGGTTTAGTGAAAAAGAAGCTGAAGAAAAAGCTTATTTTGATTGGTATGTTTTAGCTGAAGAAAATCAACAATCTGGAGATCCATCTAAAATATCTTTTAATCAAGCAGATAATATAGGAAGGATGGTACAAGCTTTTCAAAACACACCTTTACAGTATGGTAGAATAATGAAAAGAAAAGCAAGAGATATAGCTAAGGGAAGAGGTAATTTATTAAATAACTTAGGAACTATAGGATATTATGGAGGATTACAATATGCAATATTTGCATTTCTTCAAAATGCTTTAATGGCTACATTTTGGGACGAAGATGAAAAAGATTTTCCTACAGGAAAATATGATAAAAATTGGAATAGATTTGCAAATGGTTGGATAGATGCACAATTAAAAGGTACGGGACTACCAGGAGCGTTTTTAGCTTATTTAAAAAACTTAATATTTGATACCAAAGCTGTTTTAGAAGATGAAAAAGGTATTTATAAAGAAGGAGAAGTTCTTCTTATAGCTACTGAAATAGTCGTACCAGCAAATATAATGCTGAGAAAATGGGTGGCAGGATATAGAACTTTACTATGGAATTGGAATGATGAAATTAGATGGGCTAAAGAAGTTAAAGGAAGTTATTTAAAAAGCCCTAATATTATAAAAGCAATATTATATGGTATAGAAGGTGGTTTTCAAATACCAGTTGCTAGGATAATGAATAAAGCTGAAAACTTACAAAACGCATTTGATGCTGATTTTGAATTATGGCAAAGAATAATGTTCTTTATGGGCTTTACTACATGGAATTTAGGATTAGAAATAGATAATGGAAAAGCAGGTAGAAGTAATTCTTTAGATTTTGGTCCTAATTTAAAATTTAAAGGATTAGAATTTAAACCAAGACTTAATTTTAAAAATTAAAAAAACAATTATGATAGAAAAAATTAAAAAATGTATTGATAAAATACAAGAAGCATGGAACAAATTAATGTATAAATTAATGTTTAAAAAATACAAATAATGAAACAAATTTTATTAGCTTTATGCGTGCTTATTACATTTAATATAGGTGCACAAGAAAAAGAAAAAGGTAAATTCTTTAAAAATGTTTATAAAGAATTATTTAAGTATAGTACTATCTATGTGGCTGGTGATATGCAAAATCCAAAAGAAAATGTACCAGATTATTTCGTAAGAACTAATCCTAGTGGTGGATTATACGATATTCCAGTTGTAGAAGATGGAACTGTTTATCATGAGTTTGATTATAGATATGGTATAGGTATACGTAAATTAGCTAGATACGATTATGAAGTAAAAGGTGCGCAATATTATAATGGTACTGAAAACAATGTAGGTTTGTCTGCTACAAATTCACCTGTTAAAGGATTAGAATATGTATTCCATTGGGAAAAAGAAAGAGAAAGAGATGAACTATATGATAATCATAGATACTTTTTAAAGCATAGTGGTAAATACCA